CATATTACAACTATCAATAATAAAAATATATTCATATTATTATTATAGATAAATTATTTGATAAATTATTTAGGGACACAATAATAACCAGAAAAATGACTTTTATACTCACAATTATCTAATTGACTACATTCTCTATTTAACTTATCATTATATAAATAACTACTCGAAACACTATCACATGTTTTTGACAATTTAGGTTTATTATTTCTAGGAGTATTAACACTTTTTCTGGGAGATTTTACACTTTTTCTGGGAGATTTTACACTTTTTCTGGGAGAATTAACACTTTGTCTGGGAGAATTAACACTTTGTCTATGTATCTTAACGCTTTGTCTAGAAAGTTTATTTGTTTTTTTCTTTTTAGTAAAATTGGGGTTTTTAGAATTATTATCAGTTGTAATATTTTCTGTTACGGTATTTGGGGGTGTCATAGGACATAATTCATCTATTAAACCAGATGTTTTTGTCTTATATAACCTATCTATTATTTTTAAATATTTTCTGATTTCATCACATTCTACAGTTTTTTGTTGTGATTTTAATTTAATCATTAATTTTTTAAATTTTTTAGGACTGAATACAAAAAGTACAAATTTGTCAGGACATGGAATGTACGCCTTTTTTTTTTTATCCCTTAAACCTACAAAAATATTCCATCTTTTTTGTTGTTGATATACTTCAATATTTCTCAAATCTTCTAATGATAAATTACCATTAGGTCTATGTATTTTATGTTCTTCGTGCCATTTTATAAATAAATCTAAAATATTTTTACACCCCATATCACATTCATCTAATTTTGAACATGATGATTTAGAACAATCTTTTAAAAACTTATTTAGTCTATTTTTTATATAATTAATATGACTATATGTAAAATAAAAATAAAAAATAGCTCGTGCAATAATGCCTTTATTTTTATTTATTGGACTGTAAACACATTTATTAAAAATATTTCTTTTCCAGTCTTTGTAGTCACATTTACTAGTATTAATTTTAATTACGGGTTCACTTAATTTACTTAGTATTTTTTTATCTTTGCTTTCTTTAGGACTTAAATTAACTAAAGAAATATATTTATGAAACTTATATTGACCTAAACATTGAGATTTTTTTTTATTCATACCTCGTTGCTTAAAATCTAGACATTTTGAATCAAAATTTGGAAATTCTTCTTTTAAACTATTATAATGATTATGAGTTTTATTTCTAATAACTAAAAAATGTTCTGATGAATCACTGCATTCAGGATGTTCTACACCTGTAATAGAACATGAAAACTTTTGTAAATGATTTATTTTAATATCCGCATCTGCATCAGATATATCACTTAATATATAATTTTGTCTCATCCAATTTATAGGTAAAATACATGGGTAAGTAATATTATAGTCTTTTTTGATTTGTTCGCCATAATCAACCTTTCGGAATATAGATTCTGGTACTACATGTTCAATATTAAAATAATTATAATCTTTTGTAAGTGATACACCTGAATATATACATTCTACATTTTTATAAATTTTGTTTGCTAAAGTTTCTTTTATATATTCTCCAACTTGCCACCATTCCATATTTTTTAATACTGGTTTTAAGAGACTATGGGTTTTTTCAATTTCGTCTTTATCTTCCCCTGCATTAAATTGATTTAAAAATTCAACATTCATATGAAATAATACTATATTTTAATATTTATTCAATTCAATTTAATTTAATTTAATTTAATTTAATTTCAGGTACATTATCTAAATCATCCGCTTCAATTGTTGAACTATTAAAATCAAATCCAATATTTAAATCACAATACTCGTCAACATCCTCTAACAAATCTATATCATCCATATTGTCAATATCAATTTCTTTACTAGGATTAATATCAAGCAATTTAGTTTCATCTAATAAAATATCGGTCTCCCCAGTACCACATGGAGCTATTTGTCCCATCATAATATTAGAAGAAACTCCAGTTAATTTATCCATTTCGCCAAATATCGCAGCTTTAAATAATTGGTCAGTAGTTTCTTCAAATGAACATTTAGCTAATGGACCAATATTACCTCGATTTATACCAAATCTATCTATAGACATCAAATCGCCCCTATTTGTCATTATATCACACAATAATGCTAAATGCCTAAAATTAACATAATTACCAGCATCAGTTAAAACTACTCTAATCTCCTTTAATAACAATAATCTAGCAGATTCAATACCAAATGTTTCATACATCTCATAAATATCATTCGTGATAGTTCTCTTATAATTAACATTTGGATGGTTCAATATTTCTAATAAATTTAATCCATCAGTATCTAAAACCCATTGCTCCTTTTTAATAAAAGATTTTTCATTTTCCACAAAATTATCCATATCGGTACGCATACTTACCTTCTCAATACCATCAATACCCTTAATAATAACCTTATCTCGTAAATTTTTTTCTAAATTTTTTAATATACTAATATCATTTAAATCATCGCTCTTTTTAGATTTAAGTATTCTAATTCTAAAAATTAATTTACCAGCATTATCATCACTATATAAACATGATATATCATTGCTATACAACGGTAACGATGTAATTTTTGTATACACATTTTCCATAGTAATATCTTTATCTATCATTTTTTGTTTGTCAAATTCTAAACGCAATATAAATTTAGATTCGTTACTCAAACAGTTATCTAGAGTATTAAAAACCTTATATATCTCTAAAAACTCCTTGTCTTCGTCTAAATTAGTATCAAAATCATCCGGGTCATAGAAGATTTTCGCAGACATAGTTATATCCTTTAATCTAGTAAATTCTATATCATTCAAAACCTCTTTACATTTAGCAGGGTCATAACAATATTCATCTTTTAAATATATAGTTAATGATGGAGCCTTAATATTTTTAGAAATGTGTAGTAATTCTTTTAATCTAGGTACACCTCTGGTTACATTAGACTTACTGGATACACCAGCAAAATGGAAAGTATTCAATGTCATTTGTGTCGCAGGTTCCCCTATAGACTGGGCGGCAATAGCACCTACCATTTCACTCGGTTGAACGAAAGAACTATTAAATAATATTGTTATTTGATTTATTAAATAATCAAATGCGGCTTTATTAAAATTATGTTTAGTAATTAATGGTTTAGGTGATAAATATGATCTAAGTAAAATGTTAAATAATATATTACCTTTATTATTATCATTAATATATAACTTTTTAGATAATTTATTAACTTCCTGAATAACATATAATGGATTTAAATTTGATACAGTTAGTGAGTTAAGATTAAATTGCGATACTGTATTAATTATTAATCTATTTAAGTTAATTGGATAATGCACTATATTATTACTATAATTTTTGTATATATATAATCTAATCATTCTCATATCATTTTCTAAAGTATTAAAATATTTTTCTAGATACATATACCAATCTTTAGTTGCTTTCATATCTTCTAATGATTTTTTAGTTATAATTGTACTCCATTTTTCATTTGGTCGAAAAAGATGATTAGCTCTTATTTCTTCGTAAGAATTGCTGAAATATTCTAAATGTTGTACCTCAATTTTTGAATAGTCCATTCCATCTTCACCGTACAAAAATTGGATAATGTTTCCTAAGGCATTTCTTACAGATAAATCATGGGTAATTTTTAAATCTTCCATAGCTTTAATTAATTTTCTCTGAATATATCCAGTTTCGGAGGTTTTGACAGCAGTATCAATTAAACCTTCTCTACCACCCATAGCATGGAAGAAAAATTCTTGTGGGTTCAAACCTTTAATGAATGAATTTTCTACAAATCCTCGACTATCAGGGCTTTCATCGTATTTCTGATAGTGTGGTAAAGTTCTGTTACCATAACCATGTGGTATTCTTTTAGCATCTACATTTTGTTGTCCAACACATGCAATCATTTGTGAAATATTAATTTCACTACCTTTAGACCCAGATGAAACCATATTAGTCATCCTGTTATTCTTATCTAAACTTTTTAAACCAATAGAACCAACTTCACCTGTCGCTTGATTTAATATACGGTTAATAGCACCTTCAAATTCTGTATTATTAGTTATTGATGCATTACCCATGCTTTTAATATCATCAGAATTCAACGAATCAAATGTACGTTGATGTATATTTTGAATAATAGTATTAACATCCTTTTTTTTACTAATAATTGCATCCTCAATTTTAGTCATAGTAGCATCATCGGCAATTAAATCACTAATACCAACACTAAAACCCGTATTTACCAAAAACTTAGTGACTATATTTTGTATATTATCTAAAAACTGTTGTGCTACTTTAGGACCATAATCATTAAATATAATATGTAATAATCCTTTAGACCCAGCATTCATAACCTTTTTATCTATTCTTCCTTGTAACAATTGACCTTCCTTAATTATAACATGTTCTAAAACATTAGGATTAGAAGAATCATATTTTTTAGTTTTCATATTTAAATTAATGTTATTAGGTAAAATCATAGAAACTAACTGTCGTCCTGACCACTTAGGTACTGGTTCTTCAATTTCGGGTTCTGGAAATATACCAGAAAATTCATTAACATATATTAATATGTTCATTAACTCCTTTTTAGTGAAATACACATTATCATTTGTTAATCTATTAATACCCAACATAGTATCTTGCACTGGTGAAATAACTGGTGTATGTTCTCTTGGGCTAATTATTTGTAATGGAACTGATGCAATTAATTTTAATTCCACCTTTGTTTGTAAAGATTGTGGTACGTGCATGTTCATTTCATCGCCATCAAAATCAGCATTATACGGCTTAGTTACACTAACATTTAATCTAAAAGTAGAATATGGCATAACTCTAACACGGTGAGCCATCATACTCATCTTATGAAGAGATGGTTGTCGATTAAATAACACGATATCACCATCAATTAAATGTCTATTAACAACATCACCTTCTTCTAATACTATACTCATTGTATCTACATGATGCAATGATGTCATTAAATTATCTCTTTTCCTTTTAATACTCTTAGCACCAGGATGTTTACTAGGACCATTACGTACATAGGTATACAGAATATTCTTATTATATTTTGTAACAATTTCTGGAAATGTTAAATTCTTAGCTATTTTAATCGGTACACCTAATTCATCTATCTTAATATTAGGGTCTGGAGTAATAACACTCCGAGAAGAGAAATCTACACGTTTACCCATAAGATTACCTCTAATTCTACCCTCTTTGCCCTTTAATCTTTGTCTTAGTGTTTTTAAAGTACGTCCCGAACGATGGACTGCCGCGTTAACATTGGGTATTTCATTATCCACAAATGTAGCAACGTGGTACTGTAAAACTTGACTCCATTCTTCAACTGTAGTTTCTGCAGATTTTTCACTATCTAATTTCTTTTTTAAGTGGTTATTAGTCTTAATAATATCAATTAATTTATGTGTAATGTCGTCTTCACTTCTTTGATTATTAGAATGTTGTTTTACAGAAGGTCTAACTGTTGGGGGTGGTACTGCTAAAATAGTACAAATTAACCATTCTGGTCTACACCACTTATTTGATAATCCTAAAGCTTCGCAATCTGCTTCCGATATTCTTCTAAATAATTTTAAGATATATTCTGAGGTTAATAACTGTTTTTTATCTTCATCTGCTAATTCAACACTGCTTGATTTATCCTTCCAATCTGCATAAAGTTTAGCTAAACCCTCTTTAATATATTTTGTTGGTTGAATTGCTCCACAACCACAATCTGTATTAGTCCCGCAAATTTTAACTTTGGAACACAAATCTAGAATATAACTCCATCTTTTTTTCCCAGTCATAATAGCTAAATTCTTTCTTATATCTGCATCATTAATATCTATTAATAATTTAGAACATCTAATACATACACACTTTAAAATTTTTATTATTATCTGAATAAATTGTACATGAAAAACTGGTCGTGCCAATTCTATATGTCCAAAATAACCAGGACAAAATCTATTATCTAAATTATCTGTTGGGCAAATTTTACCATGGTCAATTACGCCCATTCTAGGATCCATTAAACCTCCCAATTCAGGGTCACCATTAGCATCATATAATATAGTTTTAGTTATATGCGCTACTGAACGGCGTTTAATTTCTTCTGGACCTATAATACTAAATTGAACCCCAGAAATTTCTCTGATTTTTGATGTATAATTTAATTCTTTATAAAGACTCATTTACTATGTATTAATATATTTTTTTTAAGTTAAAAAAATAATGATTCAATTTTATTTATAAATAAATTAAATAATTTAATAAAAAAATAAATTTGATTTAAAAAAATCTTTATTTATTTGATTAAGACTTTGATGCCTAAGAATTATTCAAATATATTAACTAGATCACAAGCACAAAAAACAATAATTAAAGATGATTTAGAAGGTTATAATTCAGCGTCCGATGAAGATTATAATCCTATGGAAGATATTGATGACATGAATGGTTCTGCTTCTGAGACCGAATCAGAACATTCAATAAATAGCTATGATTCTGAAAATCAGACAGATGAATCATTAGACGAATTTGGTAATGTGAAAGACCTAATTGATTATAATGAAAATGATGGTGAAGAAATTACCAATATATTAACAAGCTATATTGTAAAGAATCTTAATAGTAGAATACATGAAGAACTAATTGGTGAAGATGTAGAATATGAACTGGATGATGAAATGGATTTAGGTGACGGTATGACATCTAAATCTAATAAAGATAAAATAAAATATAAAATAAGTAAAGATAAAAATGATATTTTATATTTTAATAAACTTAGTCCAGAAGAAAAACATAATATTTTAGATTTAGAAACCAGTATTAAAAATCTAAATACCAGTATAATACCTCTTCGGTTTAGAATATTAGAATCTGGTTTAGATTTACACATTAAAGCAAATGCTATAAGAAAATTAGATACACTTAAAAGAATGGATATGTCAGCAAACGAATACCATAAAATAAAAAGTTGGATTGATGGTTTATTAAATATCCCCTTTGGAGTATATAAACAAATACCGATATCTAGAAAAAATAATTTTGGAGAAATTAATAATTATTTAGTGGAATCCCAGAATCATTTAGATTCTTCTGTTTATGGACATAAATCGGCTAAATGCCATATAATTCAAATTATTTCACAATGGATATCAAATCCAAATAGTATTGGAAATGTTTTGGCAATACATGGACCTATGGGTATAGGAAAAACTACATTAGTTAAAAAGGGTATTGCTAAAGCATTAAACAAACCTTATGCTTTTATATCTTTAGGTGGCTCCACCGACTCATCTTATTTAGAAGGTCATTCTTATACGTATGAGGGTTCACAACCCGGTAGAATTGTTGATATATTAACTAAAGCAAAATGTATGAATCCTATTATATATTTCGATGAGTTAGATAAAGTTAGTGACACTCCTAAAGGGGAGGAAATTATAAATTTATTAGTTCATATGACCGACTCATCTCAAAATTCTCATTTTCAAGATAAATATTATTCTGGGATTAATTTGGATTTATCTAGATGTTTATTCATATTCTCGTATAATAACCCTGAAAAAATTAATCCTATTTTATCTGATAGAATGTATAAAATTAAATTAGATAAATTTACACCTAAAGATAAAATTATTATAGCCAGAAAACATTTAATCAAAGATATATGTAGTAATTTTAATATCACTAAAGAACATATATTATTTTCTGATGAAAATATTGAATATATAGTTAGTAAATATACTGATGAACATGGTGTTAGAACTTTGAGAAGAGCTATTGAAACAATAATTTCTAAATTAAATATATTATTACTAACTAATAATGAACACAAGTTAGACCTATCTTATAATATTGATAAAATGGTTTTGCCAATCAAATTACATAATAAATTAATAGATTCTTTATTAGTTTCGAATGATTCTATAGGAGTACCCTCGTCTATGATGTATACTTGATTATAAATGATTTATGTATAATTATTTTAATTTATTCTATAAATATTTTATTTGTATAAATTATAATGTTACACAATAAAATTATTAAAACCAATATTATTAGAACGGTTATTTCATGTTTTCGTAATGTCTTAGTATTATCTTCATTAAGTATGGCTATGTATGGATATTCTAAAATATTCAAAAATGATAGTTCTAAAAACTATATTAAAATTATATCTTTTTTTTTATTTTTTATTGCCATAATATTAGCATTATACAATATTAATTTTATTAACAGAAATAAAAAAATACTAACACATGACACAAATATAGACTATAATATGCATCTATTTTTAAATTATATATATATAGTATTTATTGTACTGATATTATATTTTAATTGGTCAAATTTAAGTTTCCTTAAATTATTTAAATAAATAAAAATATTTAAAAAAATAAAATAAGTTGATATAATGGATATTCGTAAATATTTTAAAGTAATTGCATGTGAAAATAAAGAAGAAAAAATAGAGCCAAAAACTATAAAGGTATACACAGACGGTTCAGCCATTAATAATGGGCAAAAAAATGCATATGGTGGTATAGGTATTTTTTTTTCTGATAATAATATTGATAATGTTTCTTCACCATTAAAAACGAATAAAATTACTAATAATGTAGCTGAATTATTAGCATGTAAATTGGCAATTGATAAAATTGTCAAAAAGCCTAATTATAATAATCAATCTATTTTAATTTGCACAGATAGTGAATATCTAATTAATTGCGTTGAAAAATGGTCATCTAGTTGGGAAACTAATAATTGGATGCGTTATACTAAAGGTAAAATGCGACCAGTAAAAAATGTAGAATTAATTAAAAATATTAAAACTTATTATAATAAATACCAGATAACATTTAAACATATTAAATCTCATAAAACAGAACCTAAAAATAAAGATTCAATAGAATATATAGATTGGTACGGTAATATGATGGCCGATAAATTCGCTATTATGGGAAGTAAAAAAAATAACAATGATTAATATAATACAAAATAGTTTATTGTCTAAGGTATACACTAATTGATAATATATAATATTTATTAAATTTTATATATTATTTATTTTTTTGTTAATTTAATTCTGTATAATTTTATTCTATATAATTTAGTTTGTTATTTAAGCTCTGTATAATTTTTTTTTATATGATTTTCTCCTCTTAATTTTAGAATGTTTCCTTTTTTTACTTTTACTTTTACTTTTATTTTTATTTCTATTTTTATGTCTGACTCTACTTTTTCTTCCACCTTTCATTGTGGATTCTGGTGATGAACTAAGTTCTTTATTAATTAAGGCAATTATTTTCAAAATAAGATGATTTAAATTAGATAATTGTCTATTTTTATCATCTACGTTTAAATTTATTTTATCAATCATTGAATCCCCATTATCATCTACAGCAAATCTTTTTGCATTATTTCCTACACCATCAGCATCAGCTCCACTAAATACACATAATTTTAATCCTTCTACAATAAAATGGTCAGTAATACAAAATTCTGAATCAAAAGATTCCTTTTTTTCTCTTTTATTGGTAAAAACTTCTGAATTAGGCATAAATATATTAAAATGTTTTTCTTTAGAAAGTCTTTCATATTCATCTTTTTTTTCTTTATGATATGGTTCAATCACAATTAAAGAATCATTAACATAATGTTTTTCTAATGAACCAAGTTTCGCAGTTTGTGGTATTTTATGCCATTGTTCTTGTATACTATCTCTAACGTTTTTATTAATACTATGAGATGATGTTACTAATACTAAATTATAATTATCCAATATTTTTTGAACACCTTGTCTCAATGTATTACCATCATCTTGTGTTAAATATAAATTAACATCGCCAGCAAATCCTCCAAAATGCTGTTTTAACTCTTCTTTACCTAATTTACTTTCATCTTCATCTTCATCTTCATCTTCATCTTCATGGTGTTTTTTATAAGAATGAATACATAATTTTTTAATTAAATCATCTAGTTTACATAAGCAAAATTTATTACTTTCTTCATCTCTTTCTGATTCTGATATACTTGAAAAGTGTGAAGTAAAATATAATTTTTTATCTTTAGGTTCTTGAATAGCTAAAAAAGTTTCGCCATGTAAAACAACCGGATGAGTTAATAATTCTCCATCTAAATACGTAACTGAAAATTTTTCTTTGGGTATTACACCCACTAAGTTATTAGTTATAGAATTAGTACTTGGACTTGGAATTGGAATTGGACTAACACCTGACTTTAAATCTCCTAAACGTTTTGGCATATTTAATGCTTCATTTGAAACAATTATTTTTGTAGACCGTTCTTCTAATAAATTCATAAGTAAAGAGTCTAACCCTCCCAAGTGTGATTTTAACTTTTCACCAAAATCTCCACCGGTTTTAAAGCCACCGGGACAAAATTGTTTTTGAAATTCTAATGCTTCGCCAAGCATTTGTATTTTATAAAGGTCTTTAATTCCCTTTTGTTCTATTCTTTTCTTAATTTGAGTTAAATTATCACTAAATATAGTATTAAATCTAGAAAGTTCTTCATCTGTAAGCTTTAAGTCACCGGTATCTAATCTTTTTTTAATATTTTCATCATTAAAATCATCCCCTAATATAAAATTTTTTAATTTTTTACTATCATTATTTGTTTTTACTAACTTGGCGAAATTAGTAGCATTTTTTACAACATGTGCTTCTAAATCTTTTGTACTATGTTCAGCCATATGAGAGCTGTGTGAA